CCATGGCGATTTGTTCTCATTCCGCACACTGATATCAAGCCTAGTGCTACTCTGGCTGGAATTATCAGAACGCATACACTAACCAATTGATTAAAGGATTAAACATGGATCAGATCGCCCACTTACTTTCCCAGCCTTGGATGATTCTCATCTTTGTTTCATTCATTTTGTTTGTTGCCTCTATACCATTATTGCAGGCTATTTTCGGCATTAGAAAAGTTAATAATGACCTGCATAAGGCCACGAATGTCTTAAGAGAACTTGGCAAAGAGCGGCAGCACGAGGAATTTTATAACCGATTTGAGACGATCAATAATCAAATCTCAGAAATCGAAGGACTCAGGCATGCGTGGCGCGAATTCGTTGATAGCATGTATTTTGGAAATGAGGCTCTACACAATAAAAAAGCGTATCTCTCGCATCGGCCATCCTATTATTTTAACAGGGATTCAGTTCTCGGAACGCGATTAAATTTATCTCAGTTCCTTGCGTATCCAAACTATCTTATTGGCATTGGGTTAACATTTACATTCATCGGCCTAGCTGCGGCTTTGCATGTTGCCCAGGAAGGGCTTGCAAGCGGCGGTGGGCAACAGGCTCTTAAAGACCTTTTAGCGGTGGCATCCGTCAAGTTTATAAGCTCCATTTTTGGGATTGTTAGCAGCCTCCTGATTTCAATTCTCCAGAGGCAGAGGATCAAAAAGTTCCAGCAAACACTGGCAGAATTTTGTGACCTTCTTGAAGAATGCACAGAATACAAATCATCTGAAAAGCTGCTGCATGAGAATTTTCAAGAACAGCAAAAACACACTGCGGCCCTCAATGATATGGCGACCAACATCGCAACAGGCATTGGTGATGTGTTAAGCAATCAGCTGCCAGCGAGTGTTGCGAATGCCCTTGAACCCTTGGCGCAGGAAATTCGCTCCCTTGCCCAAAAGTTTTCGGGTAGCAATGAAAACGCACTGGATAAGGTGCTTCAAGAATTTCTTGCCCAACTCCGCAAGAGCTCTGCAGACGATATGCAGGGGCTTATTGATAGTGTGAAAACACTCAAGGGTTCGCTCGATGGGCTTGTCGTAAACATGGAGTCGATGGGTAAAGCTTTTGGCTCTGATACTAAAGATTCCACGGCGCGGTTGGCCTCCATGCTCGAAACATTCGTCACATCCTTTGCCCCAGTACAGCAGGGAATTGGGCAATTTGGTCAAGCCTTGGCTTCGCTCGAAATTATTGCCAGCAAAATTGAGCAAGCTGGCGGTAGCATCAGTGGCGCAGCGGATATCAGCAATAAGAGCATGTCACAGCTCGCCGGCACCGTTACCGATATATCCGGTAATCTTGCGCCGATGCAGGAACTACTCGCAAGCCTTTCACTATCACTTAGTAAGGTCGATGAAACCGCGTTGCATCTCAAAACGGCAGGCGGCACCATTGCAATGGCAGCAGATGGTTTCAAAAATTCAGCGGCATCGATCGAACAGGCAGAAGGCAGATTTAATCAAAAGGTGCAGATATTTGAGGCGGTGGCTGATGGAATATCCGGTACTATCGCCGTGCTTGAGCGAGCTTCAGGGCAAGTAAGTAATGCAGCGCAGCCATTAGGGGAAGTGTCTGTTGGCATCACAAAAGCACTTCAGGTGATGCAGGAAACTGAGATGAGAGTTCAGCGTAACCAGCAGGAATTAAATTCCATGTTGCAAGGTCTTCAAAAATTCTCGGAAACCATACCGGCTCTTTGGAAGCAGTATGAAGATCGATTTAATAAAGTGGATGGTGATTTGGGCAAGGCCTTTGGTGAGTTAGCGCAGGGCAGCGAACAATTCCGCTCTAGTATTCAGGAATTTGTCACCCTTTTAGATGAGCAGTTTAGCAGAGCAGTCAATGGTTTGAGTGGTGCGATTAAGGAGCTGGCAGAAGAACGTGAGCAGTCATCTTTTCAAGCTAAAAATGTGGGTTAAATAGATGCAGCAGCAGTCAACAACACTTGAAACGCACGACGAAAGCTATTTCGCATCCTTCACGGATATGCTGGTGGGCATTATCTTTATTTTCATCATTCTGCTGATGATTGTGGCAAATAATTTCCAAGAAGCCGCCGACTCTGTAACAAAAATCAATGAATCGCGCGATAAAGTGCTTAGGGAGATTGAGCGCTCTCTCAAGGACGCAGGAGTGCCTGTAACCGTAGATATTGAGCAAGGCGTACTTAGATTGCCGGAAAGTATTTTGTTTGGCATCGACGAATATAAAGTTAATGCCAGAGGAAAGCAGGCGCTGAATACCCTGGCCGATGTTTTAGGCAAATACCTTCCTTGCATCTCTGTTACAGAAGATCCATCCCGCCTTACGGCATGTAAAGATTTGAATTTAGCTAGCAAGGACGGGCTCGACGCAGTTTTTATCGAGGGGCATACTGATTCAACTGGCTCGGAAGAGCATAACTGGCTGCTCTCCGCGCAGCGGGCAATATCGGTTTTTAGAGAGCTAACAGCAGCTGAGCCGTACCTAAACAAAGGTATAAAAAACACAATCGGCGTTCCCGTCTTAAATGTCAGCGGATATGAAGCGCGAAGGCCAGCCGATCCGAAAGACCCAAAGAATTATGCTTTGAATAGGCGCATTGAACTTAGGTTCATTATGCGTTCACCAACCCCAGAAGATGTAAAGAAACTAAAAAATGCTGTCGGACAGTAATATTGCGCATACGAAAGATCGAATTAAGCAGTTTCATAAAATGAAGCTGTCTATTCCCGTTTTGCCTATTCCTGTGACAGCAAAAATGGTTGAGAGCATCACATCACAGCTTTCTGGGATGCCCAAGATTCCTGCTAGTTTTGAAATTGAAGCAACGTACAAAAGGCTTTTACTGGCGCTTGAGAATACGGATTTAGCGAGCGTTGACCAAAGGGATTGGAAAATTGCAGCCTATGCCCTGTGGTATGGAAATGAGAAGCTGGGAAATAAGCCGGAATTTCTCAAATACTATTTGGATAGGTTGAACCACCAACCGCTGCCCAGCAGCTGGAGAAGGCTGATTTATGTATATCTGCGTGATTTTAAGCATAGGACGGATTCCCCGCAATCCTTTGCTGTTATATCCAAGGCAATACGTGCAGCATTCACAAATCCAGACTTAAAACATCGATTGGAGCAATGGAAAATTCGCCATGATAAATTCGGATTATTTGCAGAGAATTTTGACCTAAGAAAAGTAACGGATGCGTTTTCCGGTGATGCCCAATGTGACTGGAGACGATTTTCTGACCTCACAGGGCTCGATGGTGAGTTGAGTTTTAATGGTTATGCCGAAGCGGTTGGGCTGCAATTGCTTAATCAGGTAATTTCAAATCCGAAGAAAGAGGCTGTGATTGCGGCGCAGAAATATCATATTGCAGATAAGCATTTGCGATTCAATGACAAGCGAGTTCAAGTTATTGAGGCACTGCTTTCCCCTTGGGTGAAAAGCAACAATGCTCTGGGAGAAGAAACCAGGAAATCAGTTCACGAATGGCTGCTTGTCCAATTTCATGACCCCCGATTACCAGTACACGAAAGAAGTGGGTGGCGAGACGTTAAGAGCGAATATAAAAAAGTGATGTTTCGCTGGCTTGTTGGTGAGAGCCTTAATCAGTTTTTTGAGATTATCGACCAGGTAGCGAATGAAGGGCATTGGAAATATCGGAAAGCCTTTTGGAAAGCATATTACGACAGCGGTGTATTAGACGAGGCGTGGGTAGCTCTGGGGCCAGATGCAAAATACTACGCACAAAGAGTTTTCAGCGACAAACTATCGGCCGGTGAATTAAATGGTGTGTCTGACAGAAAGCATAGCGTTCTCATTGTCAGAATCGGAGATTTAGTGCTTGCCGATTGGAGCCATAATGGGAAATGCCGCGCGTGGAAAATTGGCGATCGCGCTTGCCCTGAGACTTACAAGCTTGAGTATAATGGATTTTTACTAAAATCTGCATCGATGAAAATCGTTGATACTCACCAGGAGGATGGAATCAGCCATCAGGGAAGCGAGAATTACCGTTGGCAAGTAAGGCTGGCAGATTTTATTTACGACCAAACAGGAATAAGGATACAGCACCGTGATTTTAGGATTTAAGAAAAAGGCGACATCCAATTATACGCTCCGGCCTCAAGAAATAAGGCATGGTGATGAATGGCATGTTGAATTTCAATTATTCTTGAATGATAGCCAAATAGCGGTGAGTGATTGGGCCGCATCGAATCACAGTGGGGCAATTTGGCTTCTCGATTTCATCAAAATGAATGATCTCGCAACTCTGCACATGGCCGGTACATCGGTTTCGCTACCCTTTAAGAAACTCATGCCAGAATTCGAAGGGCAAGAGGGATACCTTCAAAGGCTGATCGAGTTTCCAGCTCTATTTGAAGGTGGCATCCATTTAGAGAGCCACGGCCTGCTTCACAGTGATGGATACAACCTGAGCTATAATTGGCTGAATGGGAATGGTCGGCAAATCACACAATGCGAACGCCGGGTGGGATTTTTGATCGTCGGCGATAGGAAATACCTGCTTCCTGTACATGCTTGGAAGATGGCGGAAAACCTTGATGCAATCAAAATTTCAATCGGGAATAGTGACAGTGTTGACTCTCGGCTTAGGGTGCTTGAAGAATTTGAGAGGCTGCGGAGTTTATTGCCTGAAACGGAAAGAAGTAGATTTTCAGAATCTTCCGATATAGCCAGCCTCAAGCTGCATTTTGCAAATGCTTTTAGGATAGAGGCTGTTCCAGAAGATAATAGTTATAAAATTCGCCCAGTATTGCTTAGAAGACGCGAAGATCAAGAGAGCGGTTCATCCATATTTGAAAGCATCCTGCCCCCTAGTGAGCAAAACAAATATGCAGAATATTTCAGTAACAGCACAAAGCTGCTTCCTTACTATAATCTTGGCGTAGGAAAGTATCTTATTATTGGGGAACAGCTGAATAAAGCCCTTTCCGTGGTGCATAAAATTCAACATGCGAGCGCTGAGGAACGCCTAAAATTTTTAAGGAACCCCAAGGCTGAAATTGCTGAAAGTTTGGATGGAATTATCGATGACGATCAGCTCGATAATATCTTTTCTGACAGAGTGACCGGCATCGGAGAATGGAATGCCAAGGTTATACCGTGGATGCAGATTCCCCCGGGAGATTGGATACCAGAAAGCGAACTGCCGGATGTACCAAAAGGGATCGATATTGGTGGCGTGAAAATTCAACTCACATCGGCATCGGCAAAAGAGCTTCTTAAGAAAATTGAAACTGCGCAGCAAGCTGGCGTCCCGTTCGTGCAGCATGCCGGAGTCCAAATTCCTGCAAGCGACAATGCTAGAGCCTCCGTTGCTGCAATCGTTCCGCGAAGCCCCGAAAAAATAAGCGAGCCCAAAGAACCTAAGCCTGCGCCTGTATCTCAAAATGCGATCATGCTGGTGAAGGAGAACTTAGAAACTGTAGAATTTGCCGTGCATCGCGTCCCACGAACCACTTTCCCTTTGCAAAGAGGTGTTCCCGATGCAGTGCGCACTACGCCAAAACCTCACCAGGAAGATGCGTACAACTGGCTTTGCGAACATTTTAAGGTGGGTTCGCGCGGCGTTTTATTAGCTGACGATATGGGCTTGGGTAAAACCTTCCAATCCCTCATGTTTTTTTCATGGCTGCGAAGCGGCATAGAAAATGGCGAACTGGCCGCAAAACCTTTATTGATTGTCGCGCCCACCGGCTTGCTTAAAAACTGGGAAGCTGAAATTGAGCGGCATTTATTACGTGACCTTGGCAATCTGGTAAGGGTATTTGGTTCCGAGCTTAGAACCATCAAATCCGGGCAATCCTTAAATACCTCAAAACTCAGAAATGCTGGTCTTGTGTTGACCACTTATGACACACTGACGCGCTATCAAACCAGTTTTGGTGCGGTTAGTTTTTCTGCTGTTATCTTCGACGAAGTGCAAAAACTAAAGAATCCGGGGATTCAAAATTATAGTGCCGCCTCCAGCCTTAACTGTGATTTTTGGATTGGAATGACGGGTACGCCTGTCGAAAACAGGTTATGCGATCTGTGGTCGATAACCGATATTCTCCAGCCGGGCATGTTGGGTTCGATAAAAGAATTCAGCAACAAATATGAGAAGGCAATGCTTGAGGGTGGCGACACCGCCATGCAGCGCACTATGGAGCTCCAGGATGGCTTAATAACTGCCACCGAGAAAGCCCCGGCGTTTATGCTTCGACGTATGAAGCGTGAAAAGCTACCGGGGCTTCCACCCAAATATATCCATGAGCATCCGCTGCCGATGCCAGAAGAGCAAATGAAGGCATATAATCAGGTTTTGATTGATGTAAAAAACTCCGAAGGACGACAAGGTGCAATGCTTGAAGCGCTGCATAAGCTCAGAGCATACTCATTGCATCCCGATTATAAAAAGCAGCAGCAGTATGTCAGTGATGACGACTTCATTAAGCGCTCCGCTCGTTTATTGTCATGCTTCAAAATTCTTGATGAAATTCACGCGAAGAATGAAAAAGCACTTATTTTTATTGAGTATAGCGAATGGCATCGGCCTGAATTTCTTAGAGACATTATTAAAAACCGTTACTCTCTTAAAGAACTGCCAATGGTTATCAATGGTCAGGTCGATTCTGCTGCACGGCAAGCACGGGTTGATGCGTTTCAGGATAAGAAAAATAAAGGTGTTTTTGATGTGATGCTATTATCGCCACGCGCTGGGGGTGTGGGGCTTACATTAACGGCAGCGAATCACGTTATCCATCTCACGAGATGGTGGAATCCTGCGGTAGAGGACCAAGCAACAGATCGCATTTATAGAATCGGTCAGGAGTCCCCGGTGCATATTCATTATCCGATAGCAATACACCCTGACCTTAAGGAAAGCTGTTTTGACTATAACCTGCACCAGCTCCTCGATTCAAAGCGGAAACTTAGCACTAAAGTGCTTATTGCTGCACCTGACGAAGGCGGCATAATGGATGCTCTTATTGGGAAAACCTTTAATACTGACCGCAGTTTTGAAATCAGCCTCGACGAAAGCTATGTGCTCTCAGGGCAAGAATTTGAAGATATTGCACTTCAAAGGTTACAGAAATTTGCTCCGTCGCAGGGTTTTCAGGTTCGCTCAACCCCAAGATCATGGGATGGCGGTGCTGATATGATTATCGAAACCACAGATGGACAGATTGCAGCTATAGTACAGTGCAAGCATGTCAGCCGCGCAGATAAAAGCCCAGAGATTAACGTTGATCTTGAAAGAGCCTTCAAAAATTATGGCTGTGAAAAAAATACTCGCCCAGTCATGAAAATCGGCGTTACCAATTCCAGTAAGGTAAACAGCATCGATAGGCAGTGGGAAAATTTATTAGACCTCCATTTAATTATTTCTGGCGATCAAGGATTAAAGCCAGAGATGCTTTTTAAGTCTCTTAAAGGTTGAGAGCAGACAATAAAAAACGCCCCGCACGTTGCCATGCGGGGCGTTTTTCGTTGTATATAAGAACCATTGCCAGAAACACTACGGAGGCCGGTGGACGTCCTCTGCAATCGCTTTATTAATTTCGTTGGTCGTTCGCATGGCGCACCTCATCTGGCAAATTGTTTAACGACTAAATTAACGAGCGTATTACCGTCACCGCCGATTACTTCACCGCGCATCCAGCACTCGGCCATGTGCAGGTTTTTTGGCTTGGCAGGCTGCGGGAGAATAAAGCCATCCAGATCAAACCAATTGCTTGAATCAGGACTGACGCGGAGTTTGACCGAGGCACCTGAAAAATTGCCCCAGCAATAAATGGTGGCTAGTCCGCCGGTAAAAATGAAGGACTCTCCAATGGAACCTTTTGTTGCGTCTTCGAGCAATTTCATGAGAACTCACACAGGTAATAGGAATAGCATGGCTTCGGCCGCGCGGCGGCGGATGAGCCCGCGCGACGGTTTATTATCGACGCGATGCCAGCGCAGGATTTCGCCCGGCACATCGTCAAAGTCTTGGGCGTTCAGTTTGGTCAGCAACGTGCTTTGCTGCAAATTGCCTTCGCCCAAATTGAATATCCAGCACACCACCGCGGCATATTGGTTTTCATTCAGCTCAGCTTTGACACGGCGGCGGTATGCTGCTTCCGCCAGGCCGACATCTTTGGCAAGAAGTGTGCTGCCTTGCGCTTGCGTCAATGCGGTGAAATTCTCGCCTGCGCGGATGAGATGGCCGTAGCCGATAGTGAGTTTACCGCCTTGGTCCTTGTAAGGAGTCGAGCGGAATTGCTCGAACTGCCGCAGCAGATCGAGGCCGGATTGATTAAAATACATGGCTGATTCCTGCTATGAATGTTCGCGTTGACGACGGGTTTCGCGCATAAACAATTCCATATCGGAACGGGTTTCCTTCATGCTTAAGACCATTTCGCGCAGCAGCTGGGTTTGCATATCGAGATTATGGGTCAGCTTTTCGATGGCGTTTTCCAGCGAGCGGCGCAGATACCAGATTTTTACACCGTCTTCGTCGGTGACAGCATGCCACTCGTGCAGCTCGTGGATTTCTCTGGCGATGATGTCCAGCTGCGTATTGTTTTGGGTACGAAGGCGCTCTTTTAAGAAGCTGAATACTTCGCGCAAAACGAACAGTGCGAACATGCCGCCCGCTCCTACCTGTAGGAGTTGATCTTCCATAACATTTCCTTTGGTTAGTGTGTTATTAGGCAGAGAGAATGACGTACCATTTCGTAGCGGTGGCAGCCCAAAACAGGGCGTTTTTACCTGCCGCCAATGAGAATGCGGTGTTCGCCGCGAGCGCGTTAATACTGTGGCCGGTGGCTGGATAGACGCTCAAGGCATTCGCCCCGGCGTTCGCCACAAAGATAAATTCGCCTTGTTCCGGCGATGGCAGAATGCCGCCACTACTTGCCGCAACGGTGGTGAATTCATTGGTTTGATTCGTGATAGCTAACGCAGTGCCTTGCGTAGTGCCGGCTGCGGTTAATCCTGAACCGTTGGCTTTCAGCGCAACGCGGCCACTTGCGGCCAGCATTTTGAGGGAGTTGAAAAATGTGGAACCGTTGGCCGAGACTTTCAGGGTAAAATTGTCATCGCCTAACAATCCGAATTCCGCCCGCGCCGAAAAGCCGGTTTGGAATAAGAAACTGGCCTTGTCACCGGCAGCGTTCTTATTAATCTTCACCTGCATATCGTTGCCGATATTGTTGAACAATATCGCTGCGCTGCTCACGCTCAGTTTATTGGTGGCATCAGCGGTAGCATTGATGCCCAGCATGGTAAGATTCTGGAATGAGGTTGGGTTGCTGGTAAGCCCCCAGGCCGCGCCATCGTATGTGTTGAGCGCGTTGGTATCGTTCGCCCACACCGTCAGCCCTTCCCACGGCGTTATGAAGTTCCAGCCGGTAGTATAAAATGCCACTGTCTTTGCTTGGCCTACCCATGCGCCGGTAGGTGACGTGCCGACAACGTAGCAATCCCCTGCCACTGGTGAGCCGGGAGGCGTATTGACGCTCACGCTGACACATGCGGCCTGCAAGAGCGCATCAATCAGATCGAGGCCGCTATTATGAGTGACTTCCTTCTGCGATTGCGATTGCAGGATATAGGGTAGCTTCACCCTGTTCGTGGTGTTGGCCATCTTTACTTTTCCTGAGTTAAAACTATGTTGGTGCGGTGCAACTCGTTATGAGCGCTGACAATGAGCCGTGAATATTGTGACCACCTAATTGACCTGCTTGCGCCTTGATGTACGGCAACTAAACGGTAGAAACGCCTGCATAACCCCGACCAACTGCCGTTGAAAGTTGATAGACATTCACCAGAAGGCTCGATTGAGCCGAGCCAAAATCCGTTACCTGCTGCGCGGAAGTGTAAAGCGCCGTGGGCGTAGTCAGGCCGGTGATGGTGCGCTTCACCGTCACGCCGCTCATAATGTCCACCTCATAACGCTCCGACTCTTCGGAAAGCGGTACATCGACGCCATCGCGCCAATCCCCGCCAATGCGGGTGCGCCGCTTCCAGTTGATAGTCAGATCGCCGGCACTGCGCGAACCTGTGATATGGACAGGCGAAAAGGGTTTGAGCGTTTTTCCGGTATAGGTGAAGGTCTGCTCCGGCGTCGTTGACAGCGTGCCGCCGATGGATACCGGCTTGTACTGGCGCGCGAGCCCGATCAGGCTGTTTTGCAGCGCCACGCGCACCAGATTCGCCGTGAGCAGGATAAATCGTTCACCCAGGACATGTGTGCTTTGCTCCTGCTCGGTACTAATCCTTCCGCGCAATAGCGTTGAGAGCCTGTATTTCTGGTTAGCCAGCAGCTGTGCGTTGGCGAATTGAATCACCTCGTTACCGATGAGCGCCACATTGCCGCCATTGAGCACGCCCAGTTCAGTGATGCTGGCAAGTGTGCCATACTGCAAGAGCACATCCACCGTGCTGCTACGATCCCAGACATTGTTTGCCGGACCCGCCGGCAGAAGCGTTAACGCGCCTCCTATCGTATGCTCGGTATTGACCGCGGAGAGCACGAGGAAGGTATTGCCGCCCGTTACGCCACCATCATCGGAACGGTAAATCACCGCGCCTTGCCAGTTCTCGCCCTGCGATACGACGCCCGCGCGCAGGATGCCTGCCGGGTCAGTATCGTTAGGCAATGCCGGAATGTCGATCAGCTCCAGCCGTGTGCCGGGGATGATCGTGCCGGGTTGCGTGATAGGCGGGGTAACACCGGGCGGTGTGTAAAAATCATAGGTAGAAACATCTTCCGCTATCGCCGTCACTTCCATCAGACCATTGCGCTCAATTTTGGTAGAGGTGATGCGCATGACGTAGTTCACGCCATCAACGGCCAGTGTGATAATATCGGTCGGCTCGATGCGTGAATATTTAGGCGGCAGGTTAAATTTGAAGGCTACCCGAGATACCCAGGCATTATATAGCGTGATGTCGGCAATGCTTTTAGCGTATTGGTCAGTGCATATCACCGGCACGTTGATGCCTACAATGTCGGTGGCTTTGACGGTTTGCCGCTGCGATAGCTGTGTGCCGGGGTCGTAATTGGCGGTGCGGCTGATATAGGTGATGCTCACCTGCTGCGGTAAATCCAGCTCCTGCTTGCGCGTGATTTCCACCTGTTCGCGCTGGTTTCCGTTCTGGCTTCCAGGCACTAGCTCATCTTGCGCGATATTGGCAATGGACTGCCCGCCGCGCGGCACGAATTTAGTGAGGCCGTCCGATTCCACCGCATCAAAATTATACATGGCTTGCAGCTGCTCGATGCGCTCCCGGCAGCTCATCACCTGCAAGGCAACATATCCATCCAGACTTTGCGTGAGGCGCGTCACATCATAATCGGTGGATTGGTAGCCCACCTTTTGCAGAAATAGCGCAATGACGGCGCCGAGCGTGGACGTACCGAGCTTGCCGTTGACCCAGTGGCCGGTTTTCCAGAGGGCATAATCTGCCCATACGTTCGTGAGGTCAGGCCAAAATGGATATGGCCGCGCATCCGCCGACCAGATGAAGCGGCGCGGCACTAAGCCGCTTTTGCCGCTCATCGCATTGCGCGTTGCCAGATAATCGAGTGTCGCGTTGAGCGCGATGCGCTGCGCCTGAAAATCCACTCGGCCTTTGGAAGCGCGCGGGAAGAAGGATTCAGCCGATGACGGGTCATAAAAGACGTTGGGCTGGTTGGTGCAGCCATCGACGCTAGGAAAACCGAACTCAGTAAACCAGACTTCCTTCATTTTCGCTGTCCAAGCAGTTACGCCGCCGACAGGATTGGTGTGGGTATGCGACCACCAGTATTCGAGATTCTTTACGGCAAAGGTCGGATCGCCGCCGAAGCTAGTTTGCACCGTGCGCCCACTATTCCAGTAATAATCCCAATCTTCGCCTGCCTCCCAGTATTGTTTGATGACGGTTTCAGTGATCTGGCTTTGCGGCAGGTCGGGCGTTAACGCGAAATAAGAATCGATGCCGACAAAATCAATATTGGTGGAGGCCCAGAGCGGGTCCATGTTGAACCAGCCGCCCGGCGCATGATGGTATTCGCTCCAATCGGCGGCATAGCCGACTTTTACTGTGCCGGGTAGCGCTGCTTTGACGGTTGCGGCAAGGCTCACCAGCTGCGTGACGGCGGGATAACTGCCTGCTGATGGGGTGTAGTTGGTCATGCCGATCAGCTCGGAGCCAATCAGGAAGGCGTCGATATTGTTTTTGAGGTAAACGCCGCCGATATTCAGGCCAGTGTACCAGTTGATAAAGGCGTTATAGCCATTGGTTTTGGTAAACCAGTTATTGCAATCGGTGGCATTGGCAGGCGCAATGCGTCCACGCCACGGTTTAGAAACCGGGGTAATCTGATCGACGAAAATCATGGGGTAAAGCATGACTTTCAGCCCCATCGCCTTGAGCTTGACGCAAAGGTCGAGAACGGATTGATCGGAGGGTGTACCGCCATAAGTGGGCGTGCCGTCGCCAAACTGCAACACCTGTTGCGCGGAAGCACGGTTCAATCCGCCCGCGCTCCAATCCTGCGGCGTGAAGGTGGTGGTGCTGGCAGGAGATTCTACTTTCGGGATGACGGTGCATGTGCCGGCATCGGTGGAGGTGGCAAACCAGGTAACAACAAGCGCCACCCATTGCAGGTTGGGAAAGGTTTTCTTGAGCTGGTCGATGGCGACATTGACGTTGGCCGTCGCATCGAAATTGTGCATATTGAGCGGCACTTGCGGGCCGGAAGGCACCACTTGCGCGCCTGCTATTTGCGTGTTTTGCTTATAGATAATGGTCGGCGAATAGACGAATTCTCCCGCGCCCGGAATCAGCACCAAGTCGGTGACTTTATCTTCCACCGCAGGAACGAAACGGACATTGCGCTTCACCTCAAAGGAGAAGTTAGGAATGCGATTACCGAATGCTGCCAGCGGAAAATCCTGAATGACGACATAGGCCAGCCCACGGTAAGCAGGCACACTGCCTGCGCCTTCAAAACTCTCAATCACCGGATCGGGCGATTGCGTTTCCGTGCCGTTATAAACGGTGTATTTGCCTTGGCTGGCCTGTAGCAAGCTATCATCGAGAATCTTGGCATCGGCATAAATACGCACTACCTCGTCAATCGGCCCTTCGCAGATGGCGATCGCCAGCGTGGTGAAATACTCGTAGGACACCTGTGTTTGCGTCTGCGTGGCACTGCTCCCGCCACCGCCTTTGCCGCCGTGCTGAGTGGTGCTGGTGGTGGATTCCACGCGCACTTCTTTTATCGGCCGCGCCCAGATGACGTTTCCCGCCAAGCGCCCCTGTCCGTAAACTTCGGGAATGACCTTGCCATAATTGGAGGTCTGGATGCGCAAGTCCGAAAGGCGCGGCCCTTCGACGGTGGGCAGGGTCACGGATGAATTGCTACCGAACGTGCCGCCGAGCTGCGCACCGATGCCAAAACCAATGACAGCCCCTTGCGGCCCACCGATAACAAAACCAGCGGCAGCGCCGATTACAGGTAATACTACGCCAGCCATAAATTATGTCGTGTCAGGTTGAAGGTTAGGAAATCGGTAAGCGGCGACGATCAGCTTGCGCCATGTGTCATTCAGGCGATGCTCAACGACCTTGCCGGTGTTGGAGTAGCAATGGATGATGCTGGCAGCGCCATCGGGCAGTTCGGAGAGGATGCCGACATGCTGCGGGTCTTGCTGAAACCGGAACAGATAGACGTCCCCCAGCGAGGCCTCCCCTGCCGAAGCCAGCTCCAATAAATGCAGGGAAACTGCCGTTTTTAGCCCTCGGCCATCCGGCAGGGGGGAATAATTTGGCTGGTCATAATCAGCCAGCGGTAATCCTTTATCATCGGTTAATTCCAGCTCGCGGGCGATGCCGACGAGTAAGCCGATGCAATCCACGCCAACGCCTTTAACGCGAGCTTGGTGATGAAACGGCGTACCTATCCAGCCGCGCGCGGCGCGGATGATGTCTTGCGGTGTGGTCATGGTTAAATCGTTCCAGCAGTTTTCAGCATAGCGTCAGTACCCGGCACATGCGGTTCACCACGAAAATTCGCCACATTGCTGAATTTAGTTTTGCAGGTGCTAAAAATCTTGTCGCATCCAGCCAAAGCATTGAAGGTGTCGCCACCGGCGATCGCGTAAGGCATCGGCAGCGCTAGCACGATTTGCTTGTTGGCGAATTCCTTGATTTCACGTTTCAAGCCAGCATTTGCGCCAGTGAGACAGCGCACTTCGCCGCCAGTGAAATATCCCGCCGCTTGCGTCAAAGCGTTGGATGAGAAAATCAGGCTACTGGTAACGGTATTGACCGTGGCGGCGAAGGTAAAGGATGCCATATTCACTTTGCAGCGCGTGTCGCCTAAAATGGCGCGGCAGGATGGGCTGAAAAGCTGGCCGATATGCTGCTGCATCAATTCCGCCAGGCCACGCAATTCCGCCGTGAACATATCGCGCTGCATCCGCACTTCACCTAAATGCCCACGCCGAAGTTTCATGCGGTCTTGCGTCAGGTCGAGGTAATTCACTTGGAAAATCTCGACTTCGGCATAATCGTAAAGCCCTGCCATCAGATCCGGCGCAGTGAGGTAGCCAGTACGCATCACGCCCTGCACATCCACGTTATCAACAGAAAAATCGTCTTTGGATTCGATGCTCGACGGCGTGAAACCCACAATGCTCAAATAAAGGTTGCTGGCATAAAGGATATCCTTGTCACAATCGGTATAGGTTTTGACCACGCCATCGGTGCGGGTGATTTTCCAGCATGTGGCAAGCGTCGTCACTTCACTCAGCAGATGAGTGTTATAGGTGGGGCTGGTAGAGCGCATTATTTTAGCTCGATGAGGGTAATACTTTCCCAGCTGCGCGTGCCGAAATCGTCAATGCTGGGGTCAAGATAATCGGTATCGAAGCGCACCGGCACGTCGAACTCAAAGTCTGCGGTGACAACCACGCCCGCACCGGGCGCGGTAGCGAAAGTTACGATGCCAGTGGTATAATCCATCGTGAAGCCACTACTTTGCAGCACGGCATTCAGGTAGATTTTGAGCGACCCGTTATTGACCGGCTTCAAGATGGTGCGCGTGACCGTATTGATGCTGGTGTATTTTTTTACTAACTGGAACTGCGTAATCACCGCATTGCCAGTACCGAGATTTTGAGCCAACGCCTGATAATCCGTCCAATCCTTGAAGCGAAAGCCAATGGCGCGACCCTGCCGGACGCGGAAAAACGCAATCAGGTCATCCAGCTGGACAGGCGTTTTTACGCCATGCGAGACGGAGTATTTGGCGCGGGATTGGCTCCAGTTGATATTGCGCTGCTCTTTGGCTGAGAACATTTCCACAATATCGGTGGAGAATTCCGGCCCGCCCTTTGCGCCGTAGGAAATGTCAGGCGGGAACTGTACTTCGTCAAATGCTGGCATAATTTGGATTCACTCAATAAAATGGAGGATAAGAATATGGCAAAGGAACCAGCCCCTATTTGGGGTGATGAAGAAAAACTGCTGGCGCGTTACCGTGAGGAGTGCCCGGAGATTGATGAGTTCGATCTAACCGATAAAGAAAAGGTGGAGCTGATTAGGACGATTGCTCGATTGGCCGAGGACGTATTGAGTAGAAAATATGGCCTTACCAAATCGCAAGTGCCGAAGTCTAAAGGTTCCGTTTAGCCCGAGAAATCGCACGCGCGGCATCGGCGGCTATCTGGCCTTGGCTGCGACGGAAAGAAGCAGCATCCTGTGTGTTGACGTTAAGGTTCACTACGATGGTATCGCCTTGCTGGTTGTTATCGTTGGAGGAAGCACCGCCCGGAGAATTCGGCACATAGAGTTCACGGCCGCGTTCGCCGCCGGCATAACTCATGCCCGCCGTGACACTCCCGCCACCCGCACGATAACCGCCAAACTTGCCTGCCATAGCCAGTGCGACAATATCCTTGGACATGCCACGCGGGATATTATCGTTGGCGGCGCGTGAGGCTTTGCTGAACACGTTGTTGGAAATGATTTCGCCATCCACCGGCGGGATGAATAATTCCGGCCCGCGTTCACCCACGATAATCGGTGTATGTGCGCCAACCGAGCCGCCATCGGCAAAGAAACCGAGCAAGCTGATTCCTGTGCTGATGAGTGACATAATACCACCGCCACCCCCAAAACCACCGCCACCGAACAGGCCGGAGAATAGCCCGCCAAGGCCGCTGAAAACGCCCGACAGCCCGGACGTAGCGGAACTAAACAGACCACCCAGGTTAGTGAGAAAACCGCCGCCCGCGCCGGAGGGAGAGAACAGATTGCCGAGCTGACCTAGAAAGCCGCTACTGCCAGCACTTTCCTCTCCGAAAGATTGAGCAAGCGATTGGCCTTGGTTCTGTCCAAAATTGTCATTCGCCGGTTGAAGCCAAGGAAGCTGCGTTTGCTGCGGTTTCAGCCAAGGCAATGTTTGCTGCTGTTGCTGACCGCCGCCGAATAACTGGCCGAGCAATCCGCCAAAGCCAAGGAATGTACCGTTGCCGCCTCCGCCTGCACCGCTAGTGCCACTTTTTGCGCCACCGCCGAAAATTGATGAGATAATGCCGGAAAGCACGCCGCCGCTGCGCTGGCCGCTGGCATCTTTTTGGCCGAGCAGCGCATCCATAATTGGGCGCGATGCCACTTCGGTCAGCGTTTTGAAATAGAGGTCTTTGAAGCCGGAGAGCATATCCTTCCATCCGGCTTTGCCTTTGGTGAATACGCTTTGCAGGCCGTTTTTGAATGCGCCCTCGAAATCGTTATTGAATTGCTCGGTCAGGCGCTTGTTTTCTTTGAGCACCGGGTCTTGCGCTTCCAATTCTTTACGCAGTTCTTCCGCCTTGCGCCGGATGGCTTCAAAGCCTTGGGCGGTTTGCGGCTGTAGTTTATTAAGCTCATCGATGGCTTTGTTGTATTTTTCCTGTGGTGTCAGCGTGTCTTCGATGAGTTTTTTGATTTCCCGGCGCGATTGCTCCATCTGGAAATCCGTCGCTATCTGCGCTTTGGTATCGGCAACATTTTGACGCTGTGCGGCTGTCAGTTTGTCGTAGCCACCTACCGTATCGCGGATAGCCTGATCGACATCGTTTAGCCGTTTTCCCAGCTCATCCAGCCCAGAATCGGCCAGCTTATCATCTGAATTATTCCGCAGTTTTTTTAGGTCATCTTCCAGCGATTTCCGGCTGCCAGTTCCTTTTCCGGCTTTGTTGGTAAGCTGGTTAAGCGCATTCAGATCGACTTTCGGCACGGGTATTTTTGGCGGCGCGGTGCTGGTTGCTGGTGATGGTGCGGCACTATCGGCGGCTTTGTCTGTACTGCCGGATTTGGCTTTATCGGTTTCACGCTGCAGGCGATTGGCTTCGCCCACAATATCATCCACCAGCCCACGGAAATAATCGATGACGCCACTGAACGTATCGACGATGGTGTTTTTGAGGTTCTGGAAAACACCCGCTACCGCATCATACATACTTTGGAAAATGCCGGTGATGGCGTTCACCGCTTCTGCGATATATTCCGCCGCTGCTTTGATGGCGGTGCTGATGGCATCGTAAATGCCGGAGAACACAGAGGCAACCGGCTCCAGCAAGCCGCCAAAATAATCCAGCACGCTACTTGCCGCATTGCCAACAGCTTCACCCACTGCATCAAAGGCGTTGCTGGCGGCATCTTTAATGGCCTCCCATACATTGCTTACGGCATCAGATAGGCCAGAAAATGCACTTTCTGCTGCATTTATTGCACTATTTAGGCCATTTTTGATGAAATTCCCGATTTGGGACAGGCTATCACCGACGCGCTGCGATACGACATTCCAGGTAGCCTGCACGATATTGCCGACACTGGTATTGAGCGGCCCGATATTCACGATGGTATCTTTATAGAGCTCGAATACCGCGATGATGGCGGTAATGGCGAGGATAACCAGGCCGATCGGCCCCAGCAGAATATCAAAGGCAATGCCCAGCGCGCCAACGGCTACAGACAAACCTTCCATGCCGATAGCAGCGGCGGCGCTGACTGCCTCGGTTGCTGCCAGTCGAGCGATAAACCCATATATGGCCGTACCCATGTTGGTAAGGGTGGTAACGACGGCTGGCCCGTTAATACCGATGAGCGAAAGCGCGCTGTTAAAAAGGTAGATTCCAGCCGCCGCCACTTTGGTAGCAATTGACGCTTTGCCGGTGGAGGATGCTATTTTTTCGCCGGTTATCATGTAGAGATTAGCCGAGCGCGAGGCTTCCGCCATGCCGGTGGCGTTGGCAACGGCTTCAATCGTACCAGCGCGCAGCGCGCGCGCCGTGCTCAGACCGACGGTGCTGAGAAGCGAGAAAAAACTGATGGTACGATTAACGGCAATCAAGCCCAGGGCTATGCCAAGCAATCCGGCATTATCAGCAATGAGTTGTAGCACTGCCGCTAATGCTTTGCCAAAGACGAGTGCCGCATCCGAGTTGGCGAATATAATCAGCTTATCAAGTAGCTGGTTAAAGGCAGGGGCGGCTTCCTCACCGATTTTTCGCAGGAATTCGTTAAAGGCGTTTTTCAGTAACTGGATTTTTCCTGCCGTGGTGTCGAAGGCTTTTTGTGCGACGTTGTTGAGGTCGGTATTATCCTGATAGGCTTTGTTTGCCTCACTCACGCGCTGGCGCAATTTGTCGTAATTGACCGCGAGCAGCGGCAATACCGCATTGATTTCCGTACCGTTCAAGCCAAGTCCTGCAAGCACTTTTTCAGCGTTGCCGCCTTGCTCGATGACGCTTTTCAGGCCACCGATGAATACCAGGAACGCGCCAAACGCATCTTGTTGGAATGTTTTTTTGAATTGTTCGCCGGTCATGCCGGTAAGCAGGCTCAATTCTTTAAGTTTGCCGCCGCCGCTATCGATGGCGCTTTTGAGTTCAAGGAAGGTACGAAGGATCGACGAGCGCGCCAATTCCGGCTGCTGGCCGAATTCGCGCAGTGTCGTGCCGAGGCCTACGAGGTTGGCACTGGCAATCTTGAATTGCGCCGTGCCTTTGGACAGCTCGATGACCATGTGCGCGATTTCCGATTCCGTCGCCGCAGATGACCTACCGAGATACACGATGCTCGATGCCAGCCGATCGACCGTGCTGATATCTTCACCCGATACGTTAAGCACCCGCGCCAGAATGGTTGCGCCCTCCTCGCCAGAAAGGTTGCTGGCAAATTGCAGCTTGGCGATGGTTTCGGTGAATTTGAGGATATTGGCGCTACCTTCGACACCAAGCTGGCCTGCGGCGGCGGCGATATTCACCAGCTGGTCGCGCGCTACCGGAATGCGCTTGCTCATGTCGATGATCTGACCGCCTAAATCCTGCAATGCCTGCCCGGTGATGTCCGTGGTCTTGCTGATATTCGCCAGCCCGCGTTCAAACTCAACGAAAGAGCCAATGGCACGGCGCACGAAATCACCGATGCCGATACCGGCGATAGCGCCGCCCACGGAAAACAGGCTTTGCTTCAAATTATTAAAGCTGTTTTCCAGCTGTTGCGTCATATCGCGCGCGTTTTTGCGCACGCTATCGATGGCATTATTGGTGTCTCGCGCACCCGCTTGGGCGCCGCGTCCATCGATAGTGACGACGAGTCTGCTTTCCACGGGTGCTACACTTTGGTTGACATTTAAGTTTTCAGTTTACGTTCGTTGCGCTGGTTGACTTTTTGGACAAAAGCCCCATCCATGGCGCGAATGAGCTGGATAAAGCGGTCGATATCCTCCGCCTCATAGAGGCGGATATAGGATTCGATTTCGGTAAGCGGGATACAGCCTACGCCGAAGCCTGCTGACCTACTGGATGACAGGACGGTAAACGCCTCGCGTATATCGAATAGGTCGGGAAACACCTCCGGCTCTTTAGCAAGTGCCGCAGGTGTTATCCCTTCCTGTTCCTCTAAGCGTCGGAAGAATTTGAGGTGCTCTCCCCATTCGACGTTCCACTCGACCCAGCTGACAAGTTTTTTTCCGCTTGCTCCAGATGCTCCTCACGGAACAGCTCGGCATCGCTGGCAAGGTCCACTACCAGATCACGGAAATCCGCCAGCCCATCGTCTTTCAGGATTTTCAGCGCGGCATCCGTGCTGTAGGGCAATTCTTCGCCGTCGAGCACCAGCTTTTCCCAGCCGAGCAATACCGTTTTGGCGAGGCATTGCGCGAGGATGGAATTTTCGGTGGCATCGTCGAGCGTGCGGTTGCGGATTTGCCGCTCGTAAGGCTTGGTCAGGCGCTGGTAGAGCTTGCGGAAATTGGGATTTTTCAGCCGCGCCACTTTAAGGCGCATGCCGTCGCCCAGATCCTGCGACCATGCACCATCGGTTTCCTTATTGACGTTGGTGGCGTAGAGCTTGCGGATATCAGTCATTATTATTCTCCTGTAAAAGTTAAAAAAGTGCCAGCAGTGCCGGTTCGCTTATATGAAGCGGTCCAGCTGGATCGTCATGTCGTAGGTAGGATGGCGAAGCGCTTGGAAGTCGATGCTTGCCATTACATCCTGATCGGCCGCGCCTGCGGTCAGCTCGCCTTTGGTGAGCTTCACACGGGGTAGCGTCAGAATGTAGGGATTGCCTGCGGCATCACTGATGCGGAAAGAAAGCGAGGTTTCCGTACCGACCAGATACTTGGAGTAGAAATCATTGGCCGCGCCTTCGAAATAAGCGGTTAGCTTTCCGGTGACGACAGCCCGGCCAGTGCCGATGCCGACATTGCCAAGCGTGCCAACTGCCTTTTGTTGGCGCAGGTTATTGTTGAGGTTGATAGAAAAATCCTTGAGCTTCCCGGCAAACAACGCACCGCCTTCCATGATAAACGGCACGTTGGTCACGGCGTTCAGCACGTCATTGGTCGGAGCAGCCGTAGGCCCGCCCGTACCGATGGTCGTGTTGCCAAGCACCATGCCTTTACCCATCAGCCCCAGCACGCCGGTCAGGATTTCGCCTACCGTTAGGTTGAGCGCAAGCGTATTGACGCGCATGCCGGTGAAGGATTTGAACTTCGTCACATCGGCAAACACCACTTCCATCGAGAAACTTTTGAGTGTCGTGCCGTTTCGCAAAGTTGCGGCTTTGATAACGTGACCGGCTCCGGCAATTTCAGTCACCAGTGCCGTTTCGCCTTTCACCGTGATCGTGCCGGCGGCAACGGTCAAGATTTGGAAGAAGCCGTTGTTATTGGCATTGGTAAAGCCGGAGGTTTTTATCCACTGGCCTGCCTTTAGCCCCGCCGTGACGAAGCCGTTACCAGAATCGGTAAAGCTGTCCGGCGAACCGCTGGCGGCGGCATAGGTAGCGGCGGTTAAGTTGATGAGTGTTTGCCAGGCGTTGAAGAACGCACCTGCCAACAGGTCATCCGGCGCGCCATAGGATACCTCAAAATTGACGTTACCCTCTGGGGACGCATCGGTGCGGATGAGGTCAGTAATCTGCCTATCAGCACGAATTTCTTTCGATTGCGTAGTATCGATGCCGAAATTCAGTGTTTCGCCGGTATAGCGCATCGCCTTGAGCGGCAATGCGGGCGTGGTTCCCCAGGTTACTTCTTCGAGATAGTAAAGCTGGGAACGGGCGGTATCGGATATAGCCATAGGGATTCTCCATTAGGTTAAAGGTTAAGCAACAAAAAAGCCGCGCCCCTTGCGGGATGCAGCTTTGATGGGGTTGGTGGTTCAGTCCGGTTAGTGCAGCTCGTCGCGGGTAAAGGGAAATGAAACATTCACCCGCCAGAAATTATCCTGCTTGCCTAAATCCCGCCGATCGACGGAACGGCACAGGATGCCGCTAAAACTCACCGCCCTAAAAATGCCTTCAATCGTGTCGGCATACTGGTCGAGAAGTTTTGTGCCTTTTTCAGCGGGGAGGAAAATATCCACGCTGATGACACCAGGATAGCGAAACAGCCGCTGCGCACCCAGGCCGCGCAGGGCGGATGCACCGTTTAAGATATGCAGCGCCACATAGCCGTTTGGTGCTTTATCAGCCCGCAGATTGTCAAAAACAATCGGAATGGCTGGATATGCAGCCTGCCATTGTGTCTGAAAGCGGGTCTGGATAGCGTTACGTTGTGTGTCGTAGCTCATTTGAAAGCAGCTTCAATTTCAGCAAGGGTTGTGCGCACCATCCCCTCCGGCGCTTGGTTGCTACCGCCATATTCCAGCACGCCGATATACGGCAGGTTATTGGCGATGCTGATGGAGGAAAACGGCTTGGCTTCATCAATCACCGCAACGCCGCGATTGATAGATTCTGCCGCCGCCTGCTCACGCGAGAGGTTGGCGCTTAATTCGATGGTATCGGATGGCACGGCATTCACTGCGGTCATCCAGTTACTGCGCGCGCGGCCAGTATCGACAGGCGTTTTATTAACCACGCCGCTCAATGCCTGCAACGCCACTTTCTTAACCATGCTGCTGTGATCGTCAGGCACTTTGATTTGTGCGAACACGCGCAGGTCTTTATCGAAATCGTTGATGTTACTCGGCATGGCTAGTTACGGATTTGCAAAGTATGGATGATGGGTGTGTCGGAGGCATATTCGCTATGCACGGCGATAACGAGGTAGGTTTGTCCAATGTGGAGAATATAATCACCCGGCGCCGGAATGACGGACAGGCTGGCAGCGGCGATAATCAGGCGGCGGTCACCGGCTTTCACCAGCCCTTCGCTGATATGAAATTCCGAGTAATCCTCGATCAGCGCGCGGATATCGTAATCCGTGGTTGGCTGGGTAACATTGCCGGTGGTGGTGTCGTAGGTATCTGTACCAGCCTTGCGGAACGTTACGGCCGCGCCGTAGGTTTCGATACTGTCTTTGGCAAAGCCTAAAAAGTCGGTTTCAAAACTCATGCTCTGAATAACTCCGCTGTGGGTGAATCTTTGTAGAGTCCGCGCAGAATTTGTCGGACGATAGGGAATGTGCGTTCCGAACCTGCACGCTCGAAATACTCAATTTCCAGTGAGGAAACCTTTTGCCGTTTCACCGCTCCGCCTCGCGCCAATGATGGAGAGAGCGGTTTATCAAGCCCCTCTAAGGCCAGCTCACAGGTGGCATCCTTAATGCGCTGCGGCACGATGTTGCTGGCGAGGGATCGGCCTTCCGTGTCATAGACAAGGATGCGCGGCCAGCCTAAGGCTTGGTCGGTTTTTGAGATATGGCCGTACCAGTAAAACTGCCCGTCCAGAAATGAGGTGGCATAGAGGATGCTTTTTTCCTTATCGGCAGTGGTACGCGCTGCCCAAACTGTATTATTCCGCGCAGTAAAATACGCATCGGCACCGGCTACCGAGATATAGGCGTTGGCGTTATTAATGCCGGTTCCATCTTCGACGACTAGAGCCATGCTTTTTGTCCTTGGGTTAGTTCCTAAAAAACTGTGCCCCAGCTTGGGGAAAGCCAGGGCGCACAAGTCAGGGAGTTGGTAGAAAGGTTAAGACGATTGGAGCTGTTCGTAGAGCGCTTGATTCTCATCGCGGATGGCGTTCAGTTCTTCGTCGCTTGGATCACGGCCTTCTTTCAGCAGCGTTTTGAATAAGCTGTTAGTGTCCGTGAATGCAGCCTTGATTTCCGGCAATGCTGGCAAAAGCAGCACCACGCGGTCAAGCAGCTCAAGAAAAAGCTCTGTCTGTTTTGGGGATAATGCCATAACGGGTTATTTCACCTCCGAAGTATGTTGCAGATAGGTTGAGAGTTCGCCAAGCGCCGTGCTTGCGATGGCAACGCTGGCGGCGAAATCAGCATTGATGCCGATCTGCCGCGCAGTTTCCGCCGCATCGAACATGCCTTGCACCCGGCGCGAGATGGCCTGAATGTTGGTCACATCCTTGTGGCAAGGATTCTCCGGCGCGGTGTTGGCGCACCCGGTTTTGTAGGTCACCGCCACTTTTTGGATAGTGCGGTAGTCCGTTTGCAGGCCGTAATAGCGTTGCAGCGGGGTATCGCCTTGCACCGCATTACAGGCGGTAAGCAGGGCAATGAGCGTAAAAGCAAAGATGGTTTTCATGGGATTCCTCATTGGTCGTGTTTGGTAAAAACTGCGGATTTGGTAAAAATCCGCAGGATGATATTGCCCACGGTGACGATGGTGACGGCGATTGCCGCCTGTTCGTCCGGCGCGAGGTCGATACCGTAATTGGTGGCGAGCCATGCCGCGATGAGGGCAACAACGTTGAAAATTATGGTTTTGAAGCCTTGCAGCATGACTGCCTCCGTTATGGTTTAGGGTTATGATCAGTTGGTCTTGCCGGAATGTTTCTTCCCATTGCCGTTGGTCTTTTTGGCTTCGGGTTCCGGTTCACCTTCCCCTTGCGGTGCTTCCGCTTGCTTCGCGGCCTCATCCTGCGGCGCGTCATCCGATGGTTGCTGTTCGCCGGATTGATGCGGTGTTTCTGGCTGTTGCTCGGACTTTGGAGCATCAGCCTTCTTATGTTTTTGGGGAAAACTCGCAGCGGCGGCGCGGTTCTGGTGTGCGGTATCGTATTCCGCGATTTTTTGCTCCAGATCGTGAGCATGGCAAACATCGTGATAGCGGCAAAGAATGCTTGCCGCAGCCGATGCTTCGTTGCTCGGCACTTCGCAAATGCCGTCCACGAATTGAAAATTGCCGATTTGCAGGGTCAGCCCGCGATTGGGGCCGAAGGTTGCGAATTTAACGAGGGTGTCATTGGACATAAATACTCCGATAGTTGG